CTATCCACTGACCCTCGGCCGTAGTTTCTGAGATCTGTTTATTAATACCTGGCTGAAATCCTATTTTTTGTAGCATATCGGGACTATATTATAGATTTTTATATGTTTAAAGCATTTTATATGCTATTTTACAAGGGAAAATACAGAATGAATATAAATATAAACAAGCATTTTGAAAAAAAAATATTAAGAGATTACTTTTTTATTCAAGGGGTAGTCGATATTGACGCAAATTATTTTATTAAAAAAATAGAAGAGGGTATCAAAAAAGAAGACAACATGAGTTTCAAAACAAACGTAAAAGATCAAATGACCTCGTATACTTATTTTAATCACGATGAAGAATTTGGTAAAATAATTTCACAATTTATAGCTTACGTAGACAAAAACATTTCATTACGACATTATTATTTAACAGATTCTTGGGGTATAAAAGTTTCTCCAAATGGAGAAACTGTAGAACACGATCATGCAAGTTCTTTATGGTCTGGAGTTATATATCTACACGACCATGAACAAACTTTATATTTTCCAGAGATTGATCAAACAATTAAACCAGAGAAAGGATCGTTTGCATTATTCAATGGTTTCTTAAAACATAAAGCAATTAAAAATCACACCAATAAAATTAAATACGGAATTAGTTTTAATTTTATATGTAGTTAAAATTTATATTAAATCTAGCTTTTTTATCCGTACAAGTGGTACTATTATGTGGAACATTAGCTTTAAAAATAATAGCTTGATTAGCTATTGATGGAATAAACTTATCTCCTATTTGTGTTCCACCATCACAATCATTTAAAGATAAAACTAATCCATAATTATCAAAATCAAAATCTTCATGTTTTTTATGATGATGTAATTTCTCAGTTCTTGGATATAAATTAGCTTTAATTCTTATAAGAGATTTTGGTTTTATCATATCTATTATAGGTATTAACATTTTGTAATATGGACTGGTTGGTTGATAGTCTTTGTAAAAAGTATGTGTAAAATAAAAATCATTTGTTTGTTCAGGATCTGCAACACCATCATTAAAATAAAAAGGAAAATTAGATCCTAATATAAGTTTTTGTATTTCTTCAAATTTATCTTTATCGTAGAAGTTTTTTATTACTTTCATTTTACTTTTATTTTTGTTTTATCTCGATAAGTTATTTCTTTTTTAGTTTTTTCATTAAAATCTTTTTGCCAGTTTGCAACCATACTCACTAACATATTACCAAAATGTCTTAAAGCAATATCAGAAAAATAAATTTTTCCTTTAAATAATATAATAAGTCTTTCTCTCCAACTGAATTGTAAATCACATGATCCATCTTTTTTATATTGTTTAAATTGCATTATCTAACTCCAGGCATACAAAAAAATTGTCTTTTATCCAAAACTTCATCAGCGTAAGGTCCATTTTTATCTACATAATGCATAAAAGATTGAGCATGCCAATCTCCTGTAAAAGGTTTTCTTTCATGCCAAATATCACACCCTAAATATGTAACAGCATCTCCTGGTTCCATTTCAATTGGTTTTTCATCCATATATATTGGCCACGACTCTCCACAAGACCCTATCATTACAGTTACACTTATTTCGCAAGAGTGTCTATCAAAGTGTCTTTTTAAACTACCATCTTTAGTATACATTCTCCAAAAAGAATATGTAGGTAATAATTCTAAACCTGTTTCTTGTTCTACAAATTTTTTCTTATCTATCATTAAAGCTTCCATGAGAGGGTCTGCATAAAAACGACTATCTCCAACATTGCTTTGTACAAAATCAAAATTATCTTTGTTTACAATATGTTTTAATTTACAGTAATGACTCATTAATGACACTTCTTCTTTTGTAAGAAAGTTTTTTATTTTTTTATATTTAAATTCTCTTATATTGCCCATGACACTACCGAATATCTTATCCCTTTTGTTACAGGTTTTACACTGTGTGGATATAAAAAATTACTTGGCCAAACTACAATCCTGCCTGCTTTTTTTTCTACTGCCCACTCTCTTGTTGTATCAGGATATCTAAAACAAAGTTCTCCACCTTCATAATCGTTATTTAATAAAAGTATACAACTAAAAGTTCTTGGTTCTTTATCAAAATGATCAACATGATATTTATAAAAACCACCTTCTTTATATTTTAAAACATCTATAGTTTTTATTTTTAAAAATTTTGGATCAGGGTCATGTATATTAACTTTTTCAAAATATTCTTTAATTGCTGTGCTAAAAAAATAATGTAAAAGATTGTAACGATGACAATGAGTTAAAGAAGAGTGGGGACTTGTTAAAGAATATGCATAAGTATTTCTTATACTTTGATCTATCACAGCTGTTTCCTCACCTCCTACATAAGCTGGAGTAAAATCTAAAGAATTTGAAAATTTTATAAGACTACTAACTATATTTATTGGAATTAAATCGTCTCTAATATACACATAATTTTTTAAGTCCATGATTTTTTATTCCAAATATTTTTTTTGTAATTATTTAAAATTGTAAAAGGAAAAAACATACTCCTTGTTTTAAGTTTATCTACTGATTCTCCTTTTATTTTCATTTCCCAACTATCTCTTTTAAAAGGAATGATTTGAACATAAGGAGTTCCTTTTGTTATCATTGTATCTAAAACCTCATACTTGTCTCCATTTACAACTATAGGAAAATTAACTTCTTGATTGTATGTATCTGTATCAACAATTCCAGGGATAATAGAAAATCTATCATCACTATTATTTAAAGGTGGCACAAATAAACAAGAATATCCTGGGGGTGTTTTTATAATCCAAGGATTTAATATTTTATAAAAAGGTAAGTTTTTATTTTTTTCAACAGTCGGAGATCCTTCTAATTGAAAAGCAGAATGAATCTCTGGTTTTTGACCATTTACATTTATTCTTTCAGCTTTCATTAAGTCTGATTCTATAGTTCCTGTTCTCCAATAACCATCTTTTTCACCTGTTTCTTCATTAGGTACATTGTGTCTTATTTTTATATCTACTGGAACTTTTAATAAATATCCAGTGCTCATAGAATCTAAAAAAGGCATACAGCCTTTAACAGTTCTTTTATCAACAGAATGTTTTAATTTTTTATACCATTCTGGTATATTTAATTTTATTGGAATAGGTTGATCTTGTTTTGAATCAACATATTTTTGATTAGCTATAAATTCTATTGTCTTTCTAAACATAAATAAATTTATACGTTAAAAAACGTACGAAGTAAACTATAAAAGCTGACTACCGTTAACTGCTGTAACACCTTGGTCTTCAACATATTTTTCTAAAGAAGAATTTAAAGGTGTTCCGTCAGAATACAAACCAGTTGTTTCATCGAATGTTGCATCAGGAGATGGATCAGTAATTAAACTGTTAACATCTATACCAGCTATAAAATTTTTATATGTTGTAACAGAACTAGCTAAAGGTTTTGAAGAATTTATTTTTAACCAGTTATCCATTTGATTAATTCTAACGTTAATATCTTGTGTTAAACCCGATCTAAAAGTAAATGCTACAGATGTGTCTATTGTGTTTACAGTGTCTCCATTTTTAGAAACCACTTCTTTTTCTTGTAATCTAACAGAATTAAAAAGTTCATCTGATACAGTTACCATGTCATAATTTGAAGGATCGCCATTCCAATTATTATCTAATACAGTTTGACTTTCAACAATATTACATAAAGCACCTGTTTGATCGTTTGAATTTTTTGCAAAAATAAATATAGCCATTATTCCCCTACATTCTCATAAATGAATAAAGCACCGCCACCACCAGTTTGTCCGCTTCCACCTGGATTACCTTGAGCTCCACCATTTCCGCCACCACCATATGGCACTCCACCTGAGTGAACTTTTTTAGCATCAGTTACTGCAGAAGCAAATAATGAACCTGGTGCTGTTCCACCTGAGCCTGGAGTGTTAACGTTTCCACCCTGTCTTGGGCCACCGTTTCCGCCGCCACCACCGTTAGCAGTTCCAATATTTGTTAGTGTAGTTGCTTGACCCGCTTGTCCAGCATTTCCATTTGTAATAGGACCAGCAGAAGTTCCACCACTTCCTCCTGTTCCAATAGTATAATTATGTGATTCACCTCCAGAGATAGGAAAACCAAAAACTCCAAAGCCGCCTTCTCCACCAGTTCCGCCGTCTCCTCCCGAGTTTCCTGGAAAATTTCCGCCGCCACCGCCGCCGCCACCGCCAGCGTAAGCATAGGCTAATCCAAAATTAGCATTATTACTTGCAGTGTAAGCACCGTTAGTTCCATCTGTTACCATTAATGCTGGAACTTGGTTTGCACCTCCAGCAGAACCTGTTGCTGCTGCAACAACTCTTCCTGAAGAATCAATAGTTACGGTAGATGTTGTGAAAGTTCCTTTAGCTGATTTTATAATTCTTGGCATTGTTTTCTTTCCTCCCTAAAATTAATCAACCATTTCTACATAAGAAACATGAAAAGCTAAATCGTTTGCAGCTCCGGCTGTAACAGCAATTAAATCTGTTTCATCTAAATATATAGGTCTAGCAATTAAATCTAATGTTGAATCTGCAGGCACAGATATTGTACTTGCAATTTTATAATAAGTTGAGCCATTGTCATTACTAATTTCTACTGTTGCGTCAACAGCGTTAGTTCCATCAATGTTTGCTAATAATATTGTATCAATTCTTACTGCAGTTTCTGCAGGTACGTCGATCATTGTAGTTCTGTTTGTATCAGATAAACTACCCATAGCATTTTTAGGTGTGATCGTTGCTATATTTACTAAATTCGGTGTTGCCATTTTTTATTCTCCTTTGATATTAATACCCGAAAACCATGGAGAAGACAAGACCTTTTCCATCAGTAGTTACAGTTTGTGTTGAACTTGATGTTGCATTAGTTACTTTTGCTCTACCTGTTCCATTTGGTGCTACGGTAATATTTCCATTAGCAGCATCTGTAATAGTAACAGTTCCAGAGTCTGTTCCACTATTTGTGCTTAAAACTAGATCTGCAGCGCCTCCAGTAGTAACAGTTAGTGCTCCTGCTCCATTTGATGTAAGAGTAGCTGCTGCTGCCGCATCTCCAACTTTAACAGTATCCGCTGCTAAAACTACATCTCCAGTTCCATTAGGAACAATATCAATATCTGCATTTGATGTAGAAACAATATCATTTCCATTAACATCTAGATTGCCACCTAATTGTGGTGTTGTATCCGCAGAAACACTTGCTATACCAGTTCCAATTGCTAGTGTATCGATATCAGGATTTGTTCCATCGTTTGCTGTAGCAAAAACAATTTTATCACCTTTGTCTGTAGCTGAAAAAGTAAAAGAATCTCCTGAACCAGAAGCATATTTAAATTGAACTGTGTAAGCTCCTGAAGTTGAATTTCTTAAAAAATAAAAAGTTTGAACATCAAGTGGAATAGTTACAATTTGATTTCCTGTAATAGATCCTGTGAACTCAATCATTCTATGTGAAAGTTCTGCACCTGTTGATCCATCTGAAACAGATAAAGCAGTAGTTTGTGCACCACCTGCAATACTCTTTGCAATATATCCACCAGAAATTTGTTCTATAATTTGTAAATTTGTATTAGTTTTTGTTCCCCATGTACCAGCGTTTTCTCCAGTTGCCTGAAGTTCTACTCCTAAAGGTGTATATGTTGATGCCATAATTTATCTCCTATGCAACGTCACTATAACTTGTATTTGATCCAGTTGCAACACTTGTATACGATGTATTTGAACCAGTGTCAATATCTTGATATCCTTCAATTCCTATTTCTCCTATAGAAGCTGTTGCAGAAACTCCAGTTAACCCTATTATAATATCTGATACTATTAATGTTCCTACAGAAGAAGTCATGGAAACTCCTGTTAATCCCATCACATCTTCAGGTGTTATTGAACCTACGCTTGTTGTTGCAGATACTCCAGATGGTATTAAACTTAAAGATCCTGTGTCTGTTACTGTTCCAAGAGAAACTGTTGCAGAAACTCCCGTTAATCCCATTACATCTGCAGGAGTTAAAGATCCCACTGCAGAAGTCATTGCTTGACCAGTTAAACCTACAACTACATCTGGTATATTTATAGATCCAACGCTTGTTGTTGCAGAAACTCCTGTTGGTACAATTGTTACGTTACCAATTATTGTAGGAGACCCAACATTTGATGTTGCGGAAACTCCCGTTAATCCCATTACATCAGCAGGTGAAATAGAACCTACACTTGTTGTTGCTGATACACCATCAAGTAATATTGTTCCTTGAATACCCCATGCACTATCATTCCAAGCCTGTCTACCCCAACCTGAATTTATTTCTGCTGAAATGGTTACAGAACCTACTCCTGTTGTTGCAACACCAGCTGTTGTAAGTTCTACATCTAAACTACTTTCTCCCCAGTTTTCAAAGCCCCAACTATCAGAACCCCAACCTTGTTCAGGAAAAGATTTTACAGTTCCAACTGATACAGTTGCAGAAACACCTGTTAATGAAACTATACTAACATCATCTTGCCATGAGTTTGAACCCCAAGTGTTACTACCCCAAGTGCTGTTATTTACTACATTAGCAGTTCCACCCATTCCTGCATGATTAGTGCAATAATAATAAAGAATACTTGGAGCGTCTGATGCAACTACTATTTGTGTATATGCTCCAGATGATCCTGGAGTTCCATTAGTAGTAACACCTGTAGTATATTCATCACCCCCTGCGTGTGTACCATCGCTAGTTGTTGAAAGTCTTAAGGGATGATTATTATTAGAAGAATCAGATTGATCAAATTTATATGTTTTACCTCTAGAAAGGCTTATAGTAGCCTGTTGAACACCATCAATAAAATATTTATTGCCACTATCGGCGTATGCTACCGTTATTGTAAATGTCGTGGTAGACATAAGGAGGCCCTCCTTATGCTATTCTTATAATAGCGTCAGTTGCGTCCGCTGTTGGAAATTGAATTGTGAAAGTTCCACTTGTTACAGTTTTATCAGATCCAAATGCAATTACTGCGCAAGCAGGGTCACCTGATGCTGAATCATTATAAATTACAGCGCCATTAGCTGTAAAAGATGCTGAAGTGTAACTTACGTCTGCAAAATCACAAACAGCAGTTGTGCTTGATGCTGCTGGTGTAACACTCGTAAGAGTTGCTCCGCCTGCAGTGTATGCAGTTCCTGATGAATTTGTAATTTCGTTAGTAGCTGAATAAGCTGTTGTTGAAGCTCCTAAAGTAGCATCACTTGTATATAATGCTATTTTAAATGTATTACCAGTTGTTGCTGTGAAATTGTGAACTCCTTTTAAAAGTTCAACTTTAAAACTTGTGCATATTGCAGATGTTATTGCCATAATTTAATCTCCTACGGGTTTGCTGAGTTTATCGGTATACGAACAGCGCCATCAGTATAGTCGTCTCTTCGTCTTCTACCAACTTGCTCATTAGCAAACTTCTGTACCTCTTGTTTATACTTATTTTCGTATAGTGTCAACATATCTATTGGACCTTTTAAAAATCCATATGCCTCAGATAAGCAACAATATAACAGACCATTTGGAAAATTAAGACTAATATAATTAGTATCATTATTTTCCAATAAAGCTGGTGCAGCATTATAATGAATTCTAAATTTATAAGTGGTATCAGGCACTGGAGCAAACATCATTCTACCAGATGTAGTATCAGATTCTCCTGTAGCACCTCCAAACATAGCATAATATTTTGGTTGACCTCTTTTTCCTGATGCAGTTGAAGATACATATTCTTGAAGATATGTAATATCTTTTTTCTCTAACCACACGTTAGGTCCAGTTATAGCTGAAGTAGAATCATATACTTGTACTCCTCTAACAAATACAGCACCTGCTGGAGCATTAATTGTTTCTTGTCCTGTAACTAAATTACCTGATTGTTGTTTTCTATCAGCATCAATAGGCACATCTCTAAAAATTCTATATTGTGCATTTAAAATTATATTTTCTAAAACAGCATCTGTTAATACATTAGAATCTGTTTCAGTATAACTTAATATTTGTGTTTTTAATCCTGATGCACTTAATCCAGCCATTATACTACTCCTGCTAATTCTCTACATTTAGGACAACGATGTTTATATTTATTGTGCTCATCACAAAATTTTTTTGTAATGACTTCTACCTCTAATTTTAATTTAGGTGAAAACCATCCTTTAATTATATTTAAAATATGTTTTATCATGCCGTTAATGTGACTGGTCCTACTGAACAGCCAACTCCTCCTCCTTTAATATTACCAATTGTAGCAGTATCCGTATCAACTGTAAAGAAGAAGAAATTTGCTACAGCATAGTCTGTACTAACTCTTGCACCACTTTTAAATATTCCAGTTGTTATTGCATATCCTGCTGCTTTTGCAATATTAGTACCTGTAATACCATCAAAGTCTTGTGGATTTCCAAATTGAAATGTTCCACCACTAGCAGTAATAGCTAAAGGTGGGCCTCTAAATCTATATGTTGTTCCATTTGTTAAACCATGACCAGGTGCAGTTACATTAATAACTCCTGATCCTGCTTCATAAGTTTCAAAACCATTTTCAGGAATAGCGTATGGAACTGCATTTTCTATTCTAGCAACTCTAACATTTCTTATTGATATTGCATCTGCACCAGATGGTCTAGGTTGCAATTGCGGTTGTTTAGGTTCAAATTCGGAAAAATGAACAATAGATCCGTTCCATTCTCTAACCATTTCTCTATATGGAAACTCCAAACCAGATCTATCTGATATTGCTTTTGCGTATTTACCTGATGCGTATTTTGGCATTATTTTTTACCTTTTTTCTTTTTAGCACCACCAGGTCCTAAAGGTTTGTCTACTCTACCACCTTTGGCATATTCTCCAGGTTGATATCCTTTTTCTTTTAATCTTTTTTCTAGTTTAGAAAAATCTCCTGTGTCTAAAAAATCTACATATAGGTCCATTAACTCACTATCATTTGTGCTTTCAATAAAATCTTTAAAACTTCCGTAATCCATTATTATGCTCCTGGGTAATAAACTTTTGGTGTTATGTAAGTGCTAGCTGCAGAACCGTCTTCAGCTAATGCTCTCGCTAATTCATCTTCATAAAATAATTTCATAGCTTGTAATCTTTCAGGTGCATACTTTTGTGCAAGATAAAAAGCTAATCCTGATGTCATACAAGGTACAAATCTAAAAGGCACATCTGTTGCGTTTGTGTAATCACCTATATCCTGTATTCTTTTAATAAAATAAAAGTGCATATCTTTGGATGCATTTGTAGAATCGGGTGTTGGGTAAATATGTATTCTAACTTTATCAATAAATCTTTCTACCCAATATTGATTAGGTGTACCTTTTGATAATTTGTTAGAAAAACCTGCATAAGTAGATCTATCTACTTTAGTCATTGGACTATCAGATTGAGTTGTTTGAGTTCTATTATTTCTTAATTGTGCTTCAAGAACATCGGACATTCCATATACGTCTGCTGGTGAAGTTGTAGTAGCACTTGTACCATCTCCTGTTGATCTAAAGAAATCATAGTCAGATTGTCCTTCAATTAAATCAAGGTTAGTTTCACCTATTTCCCAATAATGAATACCTCTATTACCCCATTCTTGAAATAAGATATTAAGAGATCTTCTTGCAGATTTTAATTGATAACCCGCAACATTTGTTAAACCAATACGTTCAAAAGCATCTTCTACTATTTCTTCAATAGAAAAAGTTTTGTCGAACGTCGTTGTTCCCGAAGTAGTATTAGCCATTTAAAATCCTATTCGTAAACTTTAATCCATTCACAAACAATTGTACCTGAATCTCCATCTGTACATGCTGGTAAAACAACATTTACATCTCCAGTGTAGCCACTAGCTTCAGTGTTTTTTAATCCACCAAAAGATGAATAGTCATACTCCATTTCTCCTGCTAAAGTTTGAAATACAACATCTGTTGTTGCATCCCATTGCATTCTAATTGCATCAACTGGTGCTGTTACAGAAACATTAAAACTAACTTTATTTAGTCTTACTTTTGTACAAGATTTACCAGCTGGACTTTTTGCTAATTCAGAAACGTCAACTATTTTAGTTGTGCTTCCAGAGTTATCAGAAACTACATTGTAGTGAGTGATAAGTT